AAATGTTTCCCACGACTCGGGGTTCTGCACGTATCCTGGATGTATCCTCAACATTTTTGTCGGGCCATAACCATATGGCATCAAGGGCGTAATAGACGTTGGATAGCCCTGTCAATCTGAAGTGATCTGGATTACACGAGAGTAACACAATGATGCGACCAGGATTAGCGACTTTGATCCCGCGTAGGGCTACATCGACTCTCACGGGAATGCGACCCTGAGCCTCGGGGAAGAGATACCACCCCATCTCCCCGGTCGTAATATCAAGTCCTGTATTGCCATGACAAACAAAGAGCAGGGCATCAGGGAAACGACGTGCAACCTCGATCTTCCACGCTTCCACGAACTTATCATACAGCTCGCCCTCAACTTGTCTCTCGACTTTCACTCCATCGTAGACGTAAACGACGGTGGGGGCGAGCGGGGGGGGAGGGGGCGGAGTTTGACCCCGGCCAAAAAAGAGAAAGAGAGATGTCCATACACCCCCGAAGAATATCCACCACCAGAAACAAGACTCATTACTTCGGGGGGAATGTTTCATAATAACTATCTTCCTCTTTCGATTACGAATTGACTGAAGTGTCAGCAAGGAGTTATGCAATTTCGTCCTCGCCCACTAGATCGTCCGGATCAATTCCGTCCCAAGGTCGCATATTTTCCTCGCGGTAAGGAACAAGGAAAAAAGGAAAGACGGCGAGGAGAACACGGATTTGTCACTATTGGGTACAAACCATTCGTACCGTGTCGTAGGCATAGTTCCTCGCTTACAATAGTGTACCACACAAACATCCCTACGTCCAGTGGAAAATGATTATCTTGTGGATTCGCAGGGGCTACCCTTGCGGGGAGAATGAGAGTTATACCGTATAAGTTGTATAACTCAGAAAACGTAAATCCTTACCGGCAATAGATATACGATATTCGATTCCCCGCATGAGAAACCAAGGGTGGGACCGTGGGTACGTCCGATAACAAGGTCAACGTCCGATAATAACCTATGTGCTCGTGGGCACAGGATAGAGTATCCCCTACCCAATGTGTGCTAAGTCCAGCAGCATCAGGTAGTTATCTTATCGCGTGGGCATGGACGATACTCGGATGCGATACTGCGGTGGCTCCCAGGATGCCAAAGGTGGGTTTATTACGAATGATGCCCAAACGCCACATGATGATGCCTAAACGCAACATGACGAGAGTGAATGATGCCTAAACGCCTCAATAGTCACCCCGCGACTGCAAAAATTGCAGTGTCCTATACTCCCTATACAGTAATTGTCTAACTGTTAGGTTAGCGTTAGTAAGTGAGGGGGTGGAGCTTGCTTGACACCATATCTACCACTCCCCCCATACGCGTATGCGTGCGTGCGTGTGCCGCGTACATGTATGTATGTATTATTTTTCTTTACGCGAGAGAAGTAGATATGGTGTCAGGTAAGAGCCACCCCTTGACTTACTACCTTTAACCTAACTTATGGGTTATAGGGTTTGATTTGAGTTATAGGGCATAACGATTGCCGCTTGCTATTCACGTCCACCTTGTCGTATTCAACGGATTGGGGCCTAGCAGTCGATTTGCCGCGTTCTGAGGGGTCAACCGTGTTCTGACTCGTTTCTATTGCTCCTCGTCGATCCTGAGTGACGCTAGGGGGCGCATTTTCCCTGATAGCTGAGCCACGGAGCCTCAGCCCCGCGAACGTCCGCCGCACTTCTGAGTTATCGTAAGATGATCCTGTTTGCCTTCGCACTTCCCGTTGGGTATAATTCAGGGATGAAGAATGACTCAGAACAGCAAGCGGCAAAGCAATGGGAGGCTCTTGCGGAATGGCGGCGAGAACATCCGGAAGCGGCGGCGGACATTTCCCTGGCTATCGGTGCCAAAGCTCGGCAACAGGCAGCATTAGAGGAGCGGAAGCGATTGTTGCCAGTTCCCAATACTATTACCAGGTAACACCATGAAACGAGTGCTCTACATCCTTTGGTGTATCATCGTGGCAATTTGCTGGCTGCTGTCCGTTATCATTCCAGCTGGTTCAACGGGTGGTTTTGACTGAAGGGTTACGCGATGAGAAACAAGTGCATCATCTGCGGTAAAGGGTTTAACTCCCCAGTCGAAGGGAAACTCTGTTGCTCCGCAGCCTGTTTCACTGAATACCACCATGACAAGGGATGGATATCAGGCTATGCGTATGAGGCGACGGTAGGGCGGCGTGAAGCAAATAGACTGGCTTGCCAGCGCTACCATGATCGGGGGGATCGTCCACCACGCGACGATAGACCCGCACCGCACAGCACGTATTGCCGCGTGTGCAAGCGCTGTTTTGCTGCCCGCACCAATGACGTAACATGCTCTTTCCCAGCCTGTCGTAGGGAGAACAAGCGAGCAAAACGACAAGAAAAGCGCTTGGGGCGGAGCAATGCCCGCCGTCTGGCTCGCGGGGACGAAATAGACGATTTGTAACTTGACGCGGGGGTGATTGTGTTGTAGAGTAGTGTATCGGGGGAACACAACGAGAGAGGAAAAAACATGGTAAAGAATTACATCGTACACGTGCATGGTTATCCGCGATCTGAAGACCCGAACGCACCCCTTGGGGTATACGGAACAGCCTATGAGTTTGTTGAACGGCCACAAGCCGAAAATTTGGTCGAGGCAATTACGCTCGCGGTACAGAACGTGGTTAACAAAAGTGACCGTCTTATTTTCGCTGCCGCTACGCGAGCTGAGCAGATTGACTAATGCCTTCTCCCCCTTCCCCATTCGCCTGACCCCGCAAGGTGCGGATGGGTTTGATCGATAACCCCTAGCTAGGGAGAACAACGATGCGAGAAATGAACATGAGCCTATTGTCCCTTGATCCCGGAGCGGATGGAGTGTTTTGGGCCGCGTATGCCGAGTATGTCCAGGATAACCCTTCGACGTGGGATTATCCACAGGATAGGCAAATCGCGGACGCCGATAGAGCCGGTCGGCGAGCGGTCAAACGATATGCAAAGGAAAGGGGGATTGTGATTACAGACCCCTATTGAATAAACTCCCCTCCCACACTTCTTCACTGCTGCCGCAAACCAGTGGAGAGGATTGATTTGTCTGTCGGAGTCTTACAAGAGGAAAACAAATGAGTGAGACAAATGCCGATGCCGTTGCTGATGCCCGTGCTGCGGCCCGTGCTGCGGCCCGTGCTGCGGCCCGTGCTGCCGGCGATGATGCCTACAATATTACCCATAATGCCGCTGTGAATGCCGGCGATGATGCCTATGATGCCGCTGTGATTGCCGCCATCGCAGCCTGTACTGCCACCCGCGCTGCCGCCCGCGTTGCTGCCCACGCTGCCGCCATTGTGGCCTACGATGTCGCGTATGATAGTCGATATCGTGCTGCTGTTGCCGATGCTACTGTCCATGCTGCTGCTGCTGCCCGTACTGCTGTTCATACCACTGCACGAAACGGACTGCCCATCTAGACGGAGATTAGTATGACAAAAACGGAAGCAATCGTGCAACTTCGTAGATTCTTACATCCAGGTAGTCAAGTTTATACCATACGCCGGTCCTGTTCATCGTCGGGCATGACGCGGAGGATTGATCTATATGCGGTTCACAGGGGGGGTATGGTCTATCTTACCTACTGTGTTGCCAAAGCCCTAGGGTACAAGTACGATTCTGAGCGGGATGGAATTCGAGTGAACGGGCACGGTATGGATATGGGATCTCATGTAGTGTATTCACTCGGCCGCATTCTATTCCCCAAAGGATTCATTCCCGCGAGGGCGGGCAGGCTTGGCCGCAACGGGGCCCCTAACACTAAACGTGATACTGACGGTGGCTATGCACTTTTTCATTCGTGGTTGTGACAATTGGGGTAATTTGTAACTATGGAGAACAAATGTTTACTGTGATTACGACAAGTGACGAGTACGGGGAAGAGCGCTTTCCCCGTGATACGATGCAAGAAGCTATGACTACCGCAAAAAATCTGATAGTGGGCATAACGGCGAGGGATGACGGCGTAGAGCGTGTTGTATCGCTGTTGCTGGATGATGAGACCATAGCTGCTCTTTTGGAGGCACGAACATGAGAATCAGCAAACGCGACAACGGGTATACGATGTGGCTGTCAGCTAGGGATACCTATGCTTGGGCAAACAAGCCTGGAGCAGTGTGGCCGTGCAGCAAGCTCGCAGGGCATCGGTGCGTTATCGATGTTGATAGACACGGGCTTTGTGGGCTGACATTTGACGGGCAGGAAGAGAATGTAGGGCTTGATAGGAATGAGCTGGACGCGATTGTTGCTGACCATTTGCCCAGAGGTCTGAGACACCTCTGGCCAGTTTGGGAAAAATCAGAAGCAGCATAACCTTTTTCCCCACCCTCCACCCCCCCTTGACCGGGGGTGGGGGGCTTTATGCGGACACTGTGTCTTTTGTTAAAAGGAGCATTCGTGTTAATAGAGAATCAACTATTATTGGGTGAACCGGGTAATCTCCCCGCACCAAAACTATTTCGGCGCGATAGACCAGACGCCCCCAGTCTAGTGACACACGCTGAACTGAGAGCGTTTTTTGCTGGAGCGGATATTTTTCGTCCGTATAATCTGTCGCTGGGGGACTACCTGTGTGGAGAGCACGATCTGGAGGAAAAAGACATGCCCTCAACCCCCGGACGAGTTGTGTTTGTCTGCCAATTGAAGAGGAATGGTTCCGGGTTTATCCGAGTACGATGGGGTGAAGCATTCGCGCGAGGATCGATTCTCGCGGAATATCACTTTGCTGCGAGTGAAACAATCGAGAGCAGTAACTAATGGCGCAGAGGAGCGGACGGCATGAGGGAAGTTTATGCGAAATTCTTGTTCCGACGATTAGGGGAGTCAACGGAAATGGGGCCGTGGCAGGTTGCCTCCATTCTCCCCTTCTCCAGTGTCTGCGAGGACCACGATCAAACCGTTGCGGGATGGAACAAAAAGGACAGGGGGAAAACGGCGTGGCGGTGGGTGGAGGTGTTACCGGGCGACTACGATCATCCGGATACCCCCGCTACTACAGTACGAATTGATGATTGGCTTCGAGGATTTGTCAGAGAGCGGAGAGAGCAGTTTACAGTCATTCAACTGGAAAAGTGAAACATGACTTGTGAGTTATGTAAGAGACACGGCAGATTTGGGGGAAAGCGTATTCTCAGGTTTCGTCGCGGTCGGGGGGTCGATGATCCACACGGGGGAAAATTCCTCGCTCGCGTGGATAAGGGGGTTATCAGGTTTACATGGGATTGTTGGCTGTGTGACCAGTGTAGTAGGACCCGGATTCACTACTCTATCGCAGTGGTGAACGCCACCTCCTCAAATGGATACCTTGCCGAGGATGTTTGCAATACCCTTTGTCATGCGTGGGACAAGCCTCAGGTAGCGGACCACTGCCGATGGATTGCGGAGCAGTTGTGCAAACTGGTTGTTTAATAGGAGCGAATTATGCGGTGTGAAAGATGCAGGGGGCGGGCAACAAGGGAAGTTTTTACCCGCAATTTCGGAACGGAGCATTTGTGCAAAGGGTGCGCACATGCGGTCATACAGGACGGGCAAACGCCGGGGGGAAGGGTTGAGGAGCAAGCGGTTGTTCAGGCAAAGGCTGAAGCCCTGCAAGCAATCCGAGAATCACGCGGCTGGCAATGGGGCGATGATGCCGTACGTCGGGGAAAACTAACCCGAAAAATTTATTTTATCTTTCGGCCGTACCCCAACGGTATGCACGGCATAGACCCGATGAATGAATACCTATTGGACAAAGCGGGGAGATTGCGCACTTGGCGAACCTCGGAAGCGGTTAAGAGAGCGCTGGCAAAACTGTCGGGGGTGAGCAGTGAAGCTCCCTAATCAGATGACACTTGCGGAAGTGACCGACTGGGCATCAGGGAAGATGGTAGAGCGGCATTATGCGCACAAACCTCCGTTCCATAAGGACAATCCCGCGACAATAGATAGGGCAGACGTGCGAGAATGGTTAGATAAGCTGACTGCTCTAGAAGCCCAGCAAGGTGCCGTGCGACGTGCTCTATGGGCAGCAGCAGGCTTGCCGAAAAGATCATCGTGGTATGAGTCAGAATGGCGGGGGGTGGGAATGTGTAAGGGCTATCCAGAAGTGCGATTTACCCAAACAGGAATGAGAGTAATGGGCAAATTTTATTGGTGGATTTATCGGGGGAGGGAGATTCTGAAAATGGGGGTATCTCGCAGTCACGCGGCAGTTGAGCGGTGGAGCAAGTGGGCGTACAAGCGGCACACCCGTTTGAGCTATTGCGACAGTGCTGAAAATCGGGCGTCAATCATCGAAGAAGAAAAGTCAATGACACAGGAGGAATGGGAGAAGTACAATGCCTGAGCTTTTGACTGAGGCGCAGGCGGCTGCTCTAGCTCAGATTCATCCCCGCACAATTAGACGTTTGATAGATAGGGGCAAATTGCCCGCTCTTAATTTTGGAAACGGTCGGCGGAAGATCTATCGCATAGACCCCGCCGCTCTTCTGCGGGTACAGCCCGTGCAACAACCCCTCCCCCGTGAGCGGTATAGGCGAAGTCAACTCCCCGCGTCGATCTTAGGGGGCGTGAAGCTACGGGATTGAAAGAGGAGTTTTTACCCGGGAGTCTCTAATGCGCAACTGTGAGTTTGTCTCGGAGAGTGGCGAGAAGTGCCGGAAGCGAGCAAGAGTTATAATCGGCTTTAAGCAACCTTTTGGAGCCCAATGCGGGCCGAGGGGGGATACCCCCGTCTTTATAGAGGGAGTTACGTACCGCTGTCCCCTACATAGTACGGTACAAGAAGAGACTCGTCGTAGGGATTTAACCGCTTTGGACAGGTAACGGGGGTTTGAAGAGGCGGCCGTAGATTGTCATAGCAAGGCGATTCAGCCTGGGGAGGGGGAATTGACCCTTGATGTACGTCTGATCCCTCCCCGCAAGCCGCTGCCCCATCATACGCTTTGCGGCGTTGTCATCGTCACAGTGAGCGGCAACGGTGCGAGCGGTGCGGCGTAGGGTGTAGGGAGTGACCCCCAGCAGTCCAGCAGACTCGGCAAGCTCGCGGAAGGGGCGGCTGATTCTGTTGGACCTGCGTATGTGGTGAGTTTGCTGCTCCCCATCCTGCCCCGACACCATCTCAACATCGACCAGGGGCTTGCCATTCGCTCGCGTGAATACGAGATCACCCGCTATGGGCAGTAGCGCCTTTAGGGCTTTTCGGGTGCGTTTCCACAAATAGCACTCTTGCCAGATGCCCGTCTTCCACCGACGCCTGCGCAGTCTCCCTGATTCCAAGTTGAAATCATCCCAGCGTAGGCGAGCTAACTCGGCGGGGTTGATCGCGGTGTTGAGCATCAGGAGGATCATCGCACGCCATCTAGGTTTATCGCGTGTGGCTCTAAGTAGTTTGCGCACAGAGCGGCGGCCCAGGATAACCTCTGTGCGATTCTCTTGCCCCCGTCGTAGGTGGTGAAGGGCAACAGACTCGCTATCAGTGTTGGGGGCAACGAACTCTCGCCCGAAGCGAATGGGGGTTATCCACTCCTGATCCATTGCATAGTTGAAAGCCGCCTTGACGCAGGCTATAACCCGCTTCGTCGCGTGCGGCCCAAGTTTGCGAGTCTCAAGGGTTGCCCGATAGGCGGCGAAGTGACTGGGTTTGAGACCGGCAGCCTTTGCCCCCGGCCCGATAACTCTGGAGAAGTCGCTGAGGTTGGTATCGTAATCACGATAGGATTCAGGTGCGAGGTGCCTGTTAGTCACGTCCTTAGAGCGGGCGAGAAGGTAATCCCCCATGAGCTTTCCCACGGTGATATCGCCTACGACCATGTTGCTGACGCCGGCAATATGGTCCAGACCCGCGTAGATGCCGTCCTTGCGAGTGAGCCACGCGATCAGGGCTTGCTCGCCCTGGGGGTCAGATCGCCACGAGCCAAAGTAGTACGCCCGTTTGTTGACCACCTTACGCCAAAGCCCGTTAGGGCAAGGGGTGAGGGGGAAATCGGGTCGGGGTTTAGCGGGGTGTTTCATGCCGGGTAGACCAGTCATCCGGGGAATGCACTATGGACATATGTATAAGTTGTTTGGGCACTTGCTGCCCGCAATCGCAGGGGTAATGGAACATCTTACGCAGATTCTTTCGGCCGCAGGCGCACGGCCAATATTTCGATTGTCTGACGGGGGGTTTTTTCATTCGATGCCTCTTAAAGTATCGGGTCAGTATCGGGTTGACTAACGCGCTAAGAGTAGTATACAATATTCTTAGGGAATGTGCAAGGCCCCGTGGCGGAATTGGCAGACGCGCTGGACTCAAAAGCCCCTGACCCTTGATTATTTTGTGTCCTATGGCGTCTTGGGATGACTACAGATGACAGTTGAGACGGGGTTATCAGTATCGTGATACTCGCCGATATTTCTCTTGACGACCCCGATTTTGTGGGATAGACTAGATAATCTTTAGCCAGGAGACTCTGAGATGACCGATAAGAAGTCCAATAATTATGTGGAAGTTGTACCTAATGCGGCCAAATTACTCGCGGCATTGCGGGAACTGGGATATCATTCGGTTGCTGCGATTTGTGACCTAATTGACAATAGCATCAGTGCGGGGGCTGATAAAGTCGTGGTTACAGTCTCAACCGTTGGTAATGGCCACATGGTTCAGGTCTTAGATAATGGGAAGGGGATGAGCGGGGAACGGTTGATTGAGGCAATGCGACTGGGGAGCGATGTCAAGCACAAGCGGGATGATCTGGGCAAATACGGGATGGGGCTGAAGACTGCTGGATTGTCAGTTGCTCGTCGCATCTACGTGCTTACACGGGAGGCGGGGCAACAGGCATGGGAAGCGACATTGGACACGGATATCGTGGAGAGGGAGGAAAAGTTTCTGATCGAGCACAAGCGGGCGGTGAAGAATGTGGAACTATTGAAGGGGCATGGCACACTGGTACGGCTCACTGACTGCGATAGGTTGGAGGACACCAATGTAACGCGGTTCAACGAGACTATGGTGCGAGAGTTGGGGCGGGTGTACCGATACTATCTGGGGAAGGGACTGCGGCTCACGGTAGGGGATGTAACTGTAACGTCGTCAGACCCACTGTTGCGGTCGCACCCCGGCACGGTGACTACCTTTGAGGATGTGATTGATCTAGGGAGGGGCAACAAGGCTCGACTCACTGTCGTTGAGTTACCGGACCTTGGCCCCGTTGAGGATCAAGCCCTGGGCATCAGACCGATGTTGAGCGGGTTTTATATCGTGAGAAATAATAGGGAGATTGCCGCTGCTCAGACGTTGGGCTTCCACTCGCATCACCATACGGGCAGCCATTTCCGGGCAGAGTTGCGATTTGCGACCGATATGGACGATGCTTTCCACGTGGATATTCGGAAGTCCTCTATCACCCCTAATGATCGGGTGCTAGAGAAGATCAAGTTGGCAACACAGACACACCGTATAGCCTCCCGCAAGAAGGGCCAGGAGCGAGCGATAAAGAAGGGACGTGGGCAGGGAGTGCATAAACCCCCTGTACTACCTATAGATTTCAAGGATCAGGACTTGGGGCGGGCCGACGTGTTGTTTTCGATAGGCAAGGTCGAAGGGCGTCCAGTGGTGCAGTACAATACAAGGCATCCGATTATGTTGGTTATGGCGGATTTGCGGGATAGTAAGGCGCATAAGGTACTCGACTATCTGTGTGGGGCTATAGCTCTGTCTATCGCAGGCAATGCTGATCTACTGAGCAAATATAATTCCGTGCTCGAAACGCTGTTAGCTGCTGGTACAGATAGGGATACGTGGGCTGAGTATGATAAAACCCACCTCAAAGAAGAGGAAAAAGGTTGACGCGGCGCAAAAGGTGGGGTATACTGTAGTATGGCTTTTACGAAACAAACGCGGGAGACGGGGGCATGGTTGGACGGGGAAGCAATTAAGGTACTGCATTTTGTGCAGGGGCGCACCGCGAACGCCCCTGAGCATGTGAGGCGAGAGATACCTCAACCTAGCTCAGTGAACTTAGCGATACTTGAGAGAGCAACTTGGTTTTGCGGGGTCGATGGTCAAAAGAAACTTGTTCGCATGCGTCATCGGTCTACCCAGCGCCGACCTAGACAATCGCTTGCCCTTCTCGTTGAGGCGGCATTTGCTGGTAGAATGTGTTGACAAATCGCGTATTTGGTAATCATTCCTTTTGATTAGGAGATGGATTATGGACTTAGCAACGGAACGTAGTGCAATCAGACGTTTACGGGGGATGTATCCCCGAGAGGGTCAGTGGGTTCTGGCTCGCCGTATCAGAGCGAATGAGTTTGCTTTGGGAACTGCGGCGGAGTTGTTAGGGAATAAACTGCCCATCGGTCGAACCCTATACAGCATTTATTCCGTCATCCGGCGGTACGATGCTCGGCGAAAGCAGCGTAAGACGGTTATTTCACCGCCTCATGGGATACAGTCGCTTAGTTTTCCTCAATTTCTTCGGAGTTATCGTGATGGCTGATGAAACAGATGATCGAGTTGGGCTTGTACCTGATGATGACGATGACGAATTAGATGATTTGTCAGAGGACGCGGGGGAACCCGACGACGGCGAACCAGAGGATTTGTTAGAAGGTGACGAGATTGAAGATAGGGAGGATGAAGACGATTTTGATCCCGACCTCGATCTCGATAACGATGACCCCGAAGACGAAGACGATACCAAGTACGCGGAAGACCCCCTTGGAGACACCAACAATGAGTAAGTGTAATTCACTGGCGAACAAGGCGATTCGTCGCATCGAACGGGCTGTTCATAAGATGGACTCTCGCACGTGTATGCACTATTGCGGGCGGCGTACATCGAAGAAAATAGCTCGGAATTACACCTATATGCAGAAACATGGATTGGTATCAGTATGAAGAAACCACCTAACAAAGATATCGGAATAAAGCCCCCTTGCTCAGACGAACAAGCGGCCATTGCGTCAGCGGCAGTGGCGATTCGTAAGGCGATCTGTGATTTCTGCGAGCATCGGATTGTAGGTATGGGACTTAAGGGACTGGTCCTTGGGTATCTCAAGTCTCTATCCCCTGGGATGGCCCCTACGCGGGGCAGCGAGTTTCCCCGCACTCTTAAGCAACATCCCCTTGACCATGACCGCTCAACAGAGAGTAGTTGGGGCAATCTGATCTGTCACCACGTCGGCAATACGATTCTCGCATACTACGACTCCCTGGATGCGGGGAGGCCGACTGAGCATTTGCTTGCGAGAGTTGAGTGGTTGCGGGAGATCGCTCTGTGCCCCACCGCATTCCTCCCGTATGGGTCAGTGCAAACGGGTTATTGTCTGATGACCCTACCCGCAATCAAGGCGCTTGAAGTTGTGCATCGAAGTATGCCCCCTGTCCCCCATGCGAAGAAGATATGAAAATGCCCGAACTAATGAGAGCAAAACAGGTTATAGAGAAACTGCGGCTTCCGGTTACATGGCAGACCTTACTCGTATGGGCCAAAGCCGGGCGTATTCCATGCACGCGGATCAACGGGCGGATGATCTTATTTGACCTGGCTGCGGTTGTAAAAGCGCTCAGCAATGACGTAACTCCTGCTACTCCTGCGGTTGGGGAGAACAATGTGGAGAGTGGACGGGATTTTCAGATATGACTAAACCCCCACCCCCACCCCCTCAATTCCCCGGCGGCATGAAGAAGCTCCCCGTGCAATTAGAGGATTACGCCCTCAAGCAGCTTGAGCACTACAAGCTGCCCATGTACTCTGCCTACGTTCCCGCGTGGGTGAAGGTGCTGAAGGATTGCCGCTACCCCACTGATGTCCTTGTCATCGACTTTGAGACGTATTTCGATGGCGAGTACAAACTGGCGGGTAGGGGTGACGGACTGAGCACGGTTGAATACGTCACCTCGCCTCAGTTTGAAGTGCTGGGGATGGGGACTTTGTTGATGGATGGGGGCAAGGCCCCATTCGGCGATTACCAAAACCAGACTCGGTTCTATCTTGGGGAAACTCACGTAACAGAACACTTCGATTATCTTCAAGAGGAGTACGGCCAGAACCTCGAAAAGCTCACGGTAATCGCTCACAACGCTGCCTTTGATCTGCTAATCTTGAAGGAGAAGTATGGCATCAGTCCTCCCCACGTCATTGACACATTGGGACTTGCTCGACATTGGAACGCTCGTACCTCAAATAGCCTTGGCGCCCTTACGAAACGATTTGCTCTGCCCCAAAAGGGCGACACCTCGCAATTTAAAGGCGTCACCTACCGCAAGCGATTCGCCAAAACCTCAAAAGGCAGGACGAAAGGACCGAGACTCCCAACTCCGATCTCCCTCATTCCCCTGGGGCAAGAACAAACTCTAGTCGCCTATGGCAGTAATGACGTGATGCGAGAGTGGGAACTGTTCACGATTCTGCTGCCTCGCCTCGGTCGCCCCGATGTTGAGCTTCCCCTGATGAAGCACACCCTTGAGTTGTTCCTGTCCCCTACTCTCTGCGTGGACAATGAGAAGGGGGTCAACCTCATACAGCGGATGGAAGCTGAGATTGACGCGGTATTGCAGCCCACGGGATTGACTCGTATCGAGGTAAATGGGGATTTGCGATTTGAGCAGGAACTTATTGATGCTCTGCGGGGTGTCGAGGATAATCCCGCACAATACTACAAGACCGGGAAGAGTGGGTTTATTCTCGCCATAGCAAAGGATGATCCGCAACGGGCGAAGTTAGAGAAACACCCAAATGAGAAGGTACGTCAGTTGATGGCAGCGAGAGCAGCTACGTCGTCATGGCCCCTTCATATTAAACGGGTGCAACGAATCATGGCTCAGGCAACAGCGATGGGGGGCAAACTGGCTGTGCCCCTCAAGTACTATGGAGCGCACACGGGGCGCTGGGCGGGGATGGAAAAGATCAACCTCCAAAATCTAGGCAGTCGGGGCCATGCCCTAGTCAATGAAGTGCGGGAGATGCTTGTGGCCCCACCGGGACACGCTCTAGTGATCGCAGACGCGGCTCAGATCGAGGTTCGTGTGCTCGCATGGATTGCGGGGCAGGATGATCTTGTAGCGAAATTCGCTCGCAATGAAGAGGTGTACTGCGGATTCGCGTCAAAGGTGCTGGGGTGGGCAGTGCGCAAACCCCGGAAAGACGGGGGTGGGATTCCCGCTGTTGAAGCTCGAATGCGATGGGCGAGAAACAGTATTGGCAAGATTGGGATACTCGGCTGCGGGTACGGGATGGGTCAAGATCGGATTCACGAAATGGGTGAGGGGGAGTTTGACCTGGACACGGCCCTGAAAATCAGGGACACGTATCGTGCTGAGCACCCGAGGATCACGCAATTTTGGAAGGACATCGAGCGGGCCTTCAGTTACACAGCCCGATATCACAAGTCCTGTGAGATGCCCCAGGGGTTGAAGTTTCGCAGTTTTCCTGATTGCGATGTAGCCATTGTGCTCCCGTGTGGCAGAGAGCTTTACTACCATCGGGTGAGACTCAAAGAGGGGGGAAATTTTGGCTCAACGCTCGAAGTCTGGAGCGATATCACGAAGAGTTGGAGCCGCGTGTGGGGCGGACACTTGGCTGAAAATACAGTGCAAGCAATGTCTCGTGATATCCTAGCGGAAACCATCCTGCGTTTGGAAGATCGGGGGCACCATGTAGCCCATCATATACACGATGAGGTTGTCGCGTGTGTGTCTGAGGAGTCGGCGGGTACGGCCCTTGTTGCCGCGATTGAGGAACTTAGTCGTGTACCCGCCTGGGGTATTGGATTACCCCTGGCGGCAGAGGGTAAGGTGTCGAAGTTCTACTGCGTACACTAAGTGGAGAAATATGCCCCTCATTGACATCCCAATCTCGGAGTATGCCTTCTTTGCCGGGATTGATCCGGGATTTTCCGGGGCAATCAGTTTGATGAATGCGGGGGGTACGAGTGTTAAGGTTTGGGATATGCCCATTAGGGAGATCGGAAGGGCAAAAAAATATAGAGCACTAGACCTAACTAGGCTGTGTTCTGTATTGCGAGAGGTGTCCCTTCTCCCCCGGGTGTGTTGGGGACTAGAGAATCCGACTACTAGGCCGGAGGAGGGGGCGGAGAGGTGTTTTAGATTCGGTCGGCAAATTGGTTCCCTTGAAGCCCTGTTACATAGGGGTGGGAACGATTACTGTCTGATAGCCCCAAACCTCTGGAAAGGTAGACTGGGTTTAGATGGAAAGAATATTGCCGGGGCTAATGAGAGGGCCGCTGAGAAATTTAAATGCCTCTACCCCGAACATGCAACCCTGATTTGCGGCCCCCGTGGGGGTATACTCGATGGCAGGATGGATGCTTTGCTGATCTGCCATTTTCTGCGGACATACGGGGGTGGTGAGACAGTCAAGAAATTTGGTAAGCGATCCCCTGAAGCCTTTGCGTTCTATGCGAGTGGGGGCGGTAGGAGTCACGGAAAGCGACCGATGAAGTCTTTGCGAGGTCATACGAATGCCTGAAACTAATCCCCGATGCTTCCATATCTCCGCGAGTGCTATATCTGCTCTCAAAGCATGTCCTCAGCGTTTTCGACTCGCTTACCGCGAAGGCTTGAGACTCACTGCAGACACCGACAACCAGCGTATGGGCACAAACTGGCATTCGATGCACGAGGTTTACGCCGGAGCGAGGGTTGAACAGGCCCGTGTTGAACTCGGTGATCGTGGCCACGAGGAGAGGAAAGAGATTGCTCTAGGTGAGGTTGTTGAACATTTGAATCAGCGATATAGGCAAATGCCCGCGAGTAAGACAGCAAAAGAGTGGGCGCTAGAGAGGCAGATTCTCCTCACCAGTTTCATCGGGTATCTTTGGTACTGGCAGAATGACCCCGTAGAGGTGTTGGCTTCTGAGGTGCCCTTTGATCTACCCCTTCACGCCCCTAGAACGGGATTACCCTTACCCCTACATGAAGTCGTGAGAGTCGGGAAATTCGACCACATTGTCAGATGGCAGGGGATGGTGGGGTGTATGGAGCGAAAGAGCACGAGCCGATCCATTGCTTCTGACTCTGACTACTGGGATAGGGCAAAGAAGGATACACAGGTTTCGATGTATGCCCTGGCTTTCCGTGATCTCGTCGAATTCGAGGGCAATGATATTCTGAGTGCTGCGGGGGTAGAGTTCTCCACGGATGATCGCCCTGGCAATACCCTCTACGACGTTTGGCACAAGCCGACGATCAAGCCCGCAATGCTGACTCAAAAGGAGACCGCTGAGTTCATTCAAACCGGAGAGTATTGCGGACAGAAGTTTAAGGTTGACCACTGGTCCCCGGTTGAGGGGTCGATTGAGAATACCGATCATGTTGTTCACGTTGATGGGAACGCGACTGAGGTAGAACCCGGCAAAAAAGGCTTCGCAATCAGGGAAACTGTGGAGATGTTCGGTGCTCGGCTTCTGGCTGATATCCACACGCGGCCCGAGTTCTACTACGCCCGCAAGGAGATTGTTCGTACAGATCAGGAAATTCGTAAGTTTCGATGTGAGTTGTTCAACATCTACGAGATGCAACGGCTGTTCGATAAGACGGGGCATTGGTATGAAAACGAGTCGCAATGCAGGGCTACTTTCCCTTGTTCGTATATCCCGATTTGCTTTGGGTGTGGTGCTGACGCCGTGTGTGATGGGTGTACCACCCCTCCCGGCTTTCGGCGTCTTTTTGTTGACCCCGTTTTAGACGCGGGATTAATTACGGAGGAAGAATGAGATGGAAGACTAAACCCATCCCGAAACAGGGGATGAGACGGATTGTTTCGCGGTTTCTCTGGTGGCCACGGTATTTCGATGGTGAGGCTCGCTGGTTGGAACGGGCGAGGATACACCAGATGTATATTGAGGAGTATTTTCAGGGTGATGATTCATCTCATTGGCAAGATACGGCTTGGGCCGATTAATTAAGAAGCACCTATGCGATTTTTCGTACAGACGTGTTGGTTATCGTGGATGTTCGGTGCTGAGTTGTACATCGGTAGGACCGCATACTGCCTTGTGATTCGGATCGGACCGGTGTGGTTGCAAATAAGTATCGGTCTTTAATAGGAGAACTAATGAACTTGTATTTCGCCTTTACGTGGAGAGATTGGTTGTTCGGAGTCGCATGGGTGAACTTTGGGGGCACTGTGATTGAGATCGGCATTGGGCCGTTGCGTCTCGTCCTCTCTACGGAGGCCCCACTTGACTAAACCCCCTTCGCTAACGAAACCCCTCACTCTGGGCAAACCCTCTGCTGTCTCCGCTCGAGTGGCTAAGGTGTTCAGTATCAGACCTTGGACGAGCGAGGGTCAAGGTAAGAAGATCGTGATGTATGGCAAGAGTGGCATCGGCAAAACGACCCTTGCCGCAATGGCTCCCGGTGCTGTGTTCATCGGGGTAGACGATGGCGGGCGGATGATCCCGAACTCTAAGACGGGCGAGCCGGTGAACGCAATCCCGGATATCGTCGGGTTTCAGGATGTGCGGGATGTCCTGCATCAGAAGAATCTATGGCCCGAGGGCTGTACCGTTGTCATCGACACGGTGACGAAACTAGATGAGCAGATGGAACCGTACATCTATGAGCACTACAAGACCGCACAGGGAGGTACGGTTACGAGCATGAGAAAGTATGGTTGGGACGGCCCCGCCCATCAGCTTGAGTGCTATCGGTTGCTCCTCTCTGACCTTGACGCTCTAGTGCGGACGGGTCGCAACGTGATTCTGTTAGCCCAGCTTGCTCAAATCACGCTGGCGAACGCGGAGGGCTTGGACTATCTCGAAGATGGGCCGAAACTCCAGCACAACAAGCAGTACAGCGTGCGCTTGGAGTTGTGCGAGTGGGCCGATCACGTCTTCCGCATTGGTTATGCCGATTTCCGCGTAGCTGCGGATCACGACAAAGCGAGGGTCGGGAAGGTGCAAGCGACTGATGCCGTGCGGAGTGTGTATACCGGCGGGGCACAACACTTCATTGCCAAGTCCCGACCCATCAACGGGTATCGCATTCCCACGGTGATTAGTTTCGCCGAAGCTGGGGATGACTCATTGTGGTCGTTTGTTTTTGGGGGAGCGAGGGTAGAAACATGAGAAACCGTTTTGCTAAATTACTGACCGATGTAATGAATCTCCATGAGGAACTCCTTAACGAACAGAAGGAGGCGTGTGCTGAGGTGCAGCGGGAGCGGGATAATGTGGAGGAACTCCTTAACGAACAGAAGGAGGCGTGTGCTGAGGTGCAGCGGGAGCGAGATGATGTGGAGAAACTCCTTAACGAGCAGGAGGATGCGTGTGTTGAATTGAAAGACACATGTTCTGATCTACAGGACAAGATTCGTGAGTTTGAGGAGAAGAAGACTGGAGATTAATGGCGGCGAACACTCTGTTTTTAATCGGTTGCCTGTTTTTTATGGCGGGCACATTAGTGAACATATGGCGTTTACTCTAAGAGGTGATCGTGAATCAACTGGATACGGCTGGCGTTTATCGTGGTGAAATTCTCGAATCGGCTTTGGGCGAATCATCGGGCGGTTTTCCGCAAGCGGTGCTGCGGCTCAAGGCCCTTGAGAAGTGGGTCGATGACAAGGCAGGGATGGAGCACTTCAAGTTTACCGAACCGGGTTGGGTAGACTGGTCTTCTTTCGACGAGGATATTGTTGCCTACCTCGTGTTGTTCAACTCTACTGAGGTGTTTGAACCAGGGCAGACAGACCTCAAGAACTACGGGCAGTTGAAACTGGCTACAGGGTGGGATGGCGAGGAGTTTGACTCGCTCGGCAACGGAGCATTGGTCGGCAAGAAGCTCTTGTTCCGACTGGAAAACCACGAGTATCAAGGGAAGGTGAAACCTCAGATCAATTGGATTGACGCATGGGAGTCCTCCCCGACCCGCGAGTTGAAGTCTCTTGACGCCGCTGCGGTCAAGACTCTCAATGCCAAGTTGAAGGTCACTCGCTCTGTGCGGCCTGCATCTGCCCCCGCGAAGCCCGCAGCCCCGGTCAAGCCCCCCACTCCCGGCCCGAGTGTCAACATGGAAAAGATGGCAAAGGCTCAGGCTGATGCGGCGGCGGCGAGGGCGGAGAACCCTACGCTTGGTGCCGGGGTCTCGAAACCTACTACCGCTACACCCGCTGCTGCGAAAACTGGGTCTTCGACGGCCACGCCTCCGGTTGCCCCGAAGCGAAGCCCCGGTCGTCCTCGAAAAAACGCCACTGTTCCTCCCCCCGCCCCTGCTCCTGTTCCCGTCCCCGTTCTCCCGCCCGCAGTTGACGAATCGCCCGATTTGGCAACAGGTCTCCCCGGTGAATGCACCCAAGTCGAGGGTTGGGATTATGTATGCATCAACAAGGGCGATAACAGTGATACCGATATTGAATCGGCCTGGATCGACGCATGTACCGAAGTCGGCGGTGACAAGGACGAAACTGAGTTTACCCCCGCTGATTGGGCAAAGGTGCGTGATCTCGTAATTAAGGACTTTGCACTGTGATCTGATCTCCACCCAATTAAGTCCCCTCGCTCCGGAAATGGGGGGCCTTCGGTGGAGTAATGTTTGTCCGTTACTCCCGGACATTAAATTGGAGTAGGTTGGCCGGTAGTTTAGCCAGATAGAACGCCTCCCATTTGTGGAGGAACGTTGGTGCAACTCCAACTCGGCCCATTAATTTATGCAATATCTTGGCGGTAAATCCCGGTTTGCGGCTGCGATATCGGATATTCTGGTAGCGGCCGGACAAAAGCACGGCGTACCCGCGTACTGTGAGCCGATGGTAGGCGGGGCGTCCGTGCTCGCGGCGGTAGGCCAGAGACTACCCTCTCGGATTGCAGCAGATTCTTGCAAATCACTTATCCACATGTGGAAAGCAATTATGGGTGGATGGATTCCTGATACCGGAGTATCGGAAGAACAATACCGGGCTATCAGAAATGACCCGGAGAGATACCCACCCGAGATTGTTGCTTTCGTGGGTTTTGGTTGCTCGTGGGGGGGCAAATGGTTTGGGGGATATGCGCGAGGCAATGGGGGGGATTATTCCGCAATGACATGCCGGACTCTCATGCGACAAAGAGACCAGATTTATGGCACGAGGTTTTACCATGCGGATTATCGCTATTTACCCCAGATTGATGCGGTTTGGTATTTTGATCCCCCCTATGCGGGTACTACAGGATATCAATCAACGTTCGATTCCATTGCATTTTGGCAGTATGTCAATGGGATTAAAAGCCCGGTATTCGTGAGTGAATACAAAGCTCCCCCCCAATGGAAGATCGTGTGGGAGAAGACAACATATACCAAATTACAGCAGGGTAAATTGTCTAGGGGAAGAATAGAACGCCTATTTGCGAAAGTTAGTTAAGGATGCTAGCAATCAGTAAAATAGAATCGCTGTTGGAAAAGTTTCAGGGGAACGCATATCCCGCGATGCTCGGGGTTTTAGCAGAGCATCTTGGGGTGTCCGTTGCTTCTCTCACCCGGCTCGCTCTGGGCTGGGTGCCCATCGTGGAGTTTAAGAGCGGCCCCAATTATCAAGGTTGGTGGGTGATCCCCGAGCGGGATGCAAACGGAGAACCCGTAGGGCTTAGCCTCCGCTCGCAAAACGACATGAAGGTCATGTTTCCCAAGTCGAAACATGGCCTCATCTATG